ACATTAAGAGAGAATGTAGTATCATTAGCAAAGAACATTGGATATACACCAAGACCAAGACGTGCAGCAAAAGCATTGGTTTCATTTGCTGTTGATGTTGGTGATACAACTGCTGTTGCTGTTACCTTAAAGAAAGGTATTGTTGCTACTACATCTGCAACCTTTGGTGGTTCAAATTATACCTTCTCAATACCAGAAGACATTACAGTAGGTGTTGATGATAATGGTCTTGCACTCTTTGATTCAATTACAGTATATGAGGGTGTTTATATTCAACAAGAGTTTAGTGTAAACTCCAGAACACCAAATCAAAAGTATATTCTTACAAACAGTGGTATTGACACTAACTTAATTAGAGTTAATGTTAAAGACTCAGCAAACTCTACTATTGTAAGGAAGTTTTCACAATCCAAGGGATTGTTTGATGTAAAGAGTGATTCACCTGTATATTACTTACAGGAAGTAGAGAATGAGAGATATGAGATCTTATTTGGTGATGGTATCTTTGGATTACCAGTACAGGAACCAAATGTAGTACAAGTTGGATATATTGTATCTAATGGTGAGAATGGAAACAATCTGTCTAGACTGTCCTATGCTGGTCAATTAATTGATAATAATGGTGCATCAATAACAACCAATATTACAACAATGGTTGTTGACCAACAAAGTTATGGTGGAGCACAAATTGAAAGTGTAGACTCAATTAAGAAGTATGCACCACAAATCTATGCTTCTCAGAATCGTGCTGTTACTACAGTTGATTATGAAGCAATGATTCCAAAGATCTATCCTGAAGCAGAATCAGTTTCTGCTTTTGGTGGTGAGGAATTAACACCTCCTAAGTATGGAAGAGTGATGGTTGCTGTTAAACCAATGAATGGTGTTTATCTCTCAAATACTGTAAAGACTGATATTCAACGTCAACTCAAGAAGTATTCAGTTGCTGGTATTGTACCAGAGATTGTTGATTTGAAATATCTGTATGTTGAGACTAATTCATATGTTTACTATAATGAAAACAAAGCACCAAGTGCAACAACTGTAACTGGTCTTTGTAGAACTAATATTAATGCATACGCAGACTCACCTCAATTAAATAAGTTTGGTGCAAGATTTAAGTATAGTAGATATCAGAACATTTTAGATAATAGTCATACATCTGTTACTTCTAATATTACAACAGTTAATATGCGCAGAGACCTGCAAGTTGTATTGAATGCATTTGCAGAGTATGAGATTTGTTTTGGCAATAGATTCCATATTAAGAACCATGGTCATGGGACACATGGTGGTGAGATTGGGTTCAATATCAAATCATCAGGTTTTAAAGTTTCAGGTATTTCTGATACATTGTATCTTGGTGATAGTCCAAACCAAGATTTGAAGACTGGTACAGTCTTTATGTTTAAACTGAACTCTGATACAGAGTATGTAATTGTAAAACAAGATGTTGGTACAATTGATTATGTAAAAGGTGAAATTATGTTATCACCAATTAATATCATTTCTACCGTAGTAAATAGAGGTGAGTCACTCATTGAAATCTCTGCTACTCCTTACTCAAATGATGTAATTGGAAAGCAGGATCTATATCTTCAACTTGACACTTCTAATGTGTTCATTAATGCTGTGACAGATGAAATTGCATCTGGTGATGATGTTTCAGGAAGCAACTATATTGTTACTTCTTCCTATTCAAATGGAAAACTTGTAAGAGGGAAAGAGGTCTTATCAACCTCTCCCACAGTCAGAGTAACAACAGCAGAACTTTTAGCACAGCAACAGACAGTTACACAGCCAACTCAACAAGTTACTGTTACAACTGGAATGAATGGTTCCACAACCTCAACAACAAATACATATTCTTACTAAGAAATGGCGGTAGATAGAGTACAAATTCAGGATGTATTATCATCCCAGAT